CTTCTTGTTTAATTCCACCTGCATAGCTTAATCTCATTCTTAATTTATCTAAGCCTGACATTTTTTAATCAACTCACTTACTAAACTTAAACACTCAAAGATTGTTCTTCTATAATCAAAGAAATCTTCTTCTCTATTTAAGCTTAATAATCCAGCTAATTTACATAATAATGGGAATAAAATATCATGTTGACCGATTAACAATTCATCCATTCCCGAAAGCTCCTCTATAATAGTTCTAAGTGGAGTTTCTCATTCTATACCTTCTTCTCTATTTGGAAGTAATTTATAAATTTGATTGGTTAACCTAGTTAAATTATTTTTAATTGCTTCATCATTAATATTTGCACCATAATTAATCTTCATATTTAACCTCCTTAGGAGGTTCAATAATTTGACCAAATGTAGAATGAACTATTCCATTCACGTCAGCTTTTCTTCTTTTATATAATCTCTGTAGATGAAAACCTTCTCTCTCATAGTCTCTTTTTAAAGTTAATATTTTTTGCATATGGTTTGCTTGAGATGTAAATTTAAAATCAGAACCACTATATTTCATTCTTGTATTCTCAACAGAAGCTAATTGTTGACTTAGCCATTCCACAACCATATATGTAGCAAGTATATTTACTTCTTCTGCGTTAAGATAATTATTAAAGTAACCATCATTATAAATGTAAATAACAGATTCAATCCCATTAACCTCTACTCCATCATAAGTACTTTCATCTGTCATTCCTAAAATTTCATAATCATTTAAATTAACTCTAGGAAATTCAAACTTATGAATAGCACTAATTAATAAATCTTCTAATAGTCTAAAAGTATCTAATTCAGTTAATTCCATATACATATCATCTGTTATTTTTGATAAAAAACTATCATATACAATAGAGAAAGGTGTAGTATCCATTAAATTATTCATATTACACCTCCATTACATTTTATTTTTTAATAATTATTGGTTGGGTTTTTCTTCCCTCACCATTTGCTTTAGTTACATTAAATCCTGTCTTTTCTAGAATAGCTTTTCTTTTATGTATATCGGCTAATTCTAATTTTACAGACATATCTTTTATTAAATCAATTACTCCTGCTGGAGCAAAATCTAAAGCATCCATTAATTGGTCTAGTGTTCCTTGTGTTAAAAGATATTCAATTTCTTTTTCAGTATAATTATATTCTGGTTCAACTTCTCCAAGTAATGATTTTACTACTTCTTCATCATTTATAACTAAATAATTTTGCAATATAGTATTACCGCCAGGTAAATATGACAATTTTTTTAATTCTTCAAATGGGATTTCTTTTGTTTCTTGAGGTTGGAATGTTCTATGTAAATTTCCTAAATCTGGAATAGTATATCCAACTCTCCCATTATCTCTATTTTTAACTTCAATCAATTTATTTTTATCAATCATAATTTTTAAACTCCTTTTCTCTCCTTTTATTGCGATATAGCAATATATTAAAAAAATGGGGGAATCATATAACCAAATAATATTCAATTATATAACTCCCCCTAAATAATTTATCATTCTCAAGTAATGTTTATCCTAAATTATATAGAACCACCGTTTGATAAAGATGTATTTACATATACACAAATATTATTTGTTATGATAGCTGCTACACCTAATTTTTTGTAAACTTGAACTTCTCTTGATAAATCTCTGTTTACATATTCATTAACAATAGCTTGACCTTCAAATGCAACTTTTACTGGTTTATCATTTCCACCTGTTGGAATAATCCAAGCATATGCTGGATCGATAACTTTTACAGCATTTGTTTCATCCTCATAAGATTGAGGCAATACGATTACTCTATGTCCTTTATAGTTAGCTAAGTAACCATTGTTCCATTTTTGGTTTTTCATATCATCTGATACCCATCCTTCAGCAGGAACCATAGTTGCTGCGAATTCATAAGTACAGTAAATTGTAGCTTGACCATAAGAATCTGCTACAGAAATTAAGTTATCCATTGCACTTTCTACAAAGCTATTTTCAGTAGCTTTATTTGCAGCTTGTAAACTTGTTACAGCTCCTTTTAAAGCTCTTTCAATTTCTAAGTAAACGCATTCGTCTAATCCTTCCATAACAATATCTAATACATCTGCGAAATCTACTCTTCCATCTAAGAATTCTTCGAATCCAATTTGAGCAGCTCCACCAAATGCGCTAGTTGGAACTTCATAACTTTTTCCATCTAATTTGAATACTTCGTATACACCAGCTAAACCAACTTTTGTAATAAATTGTTTAGCTCTTCTCTTTGCAGCTGTTGTAATTCTTTGTGTAAATACTGGTTTATCACCTTGAGCAAAAGTTTTAATTTCAGCAAATTGTCCATATTGTTCTAAAACTTTCTTAGGTAATACATCATCAATTGTTTCTTCAATTAATGAGAAAATTGTATTTTTATTTTCTCTGTATAAAGCATATGTTCCTGCTAATTCTTTTAATTCACTTCTTAAAGTTTCATTTAATTCAGCGTAACTAAATTTGTCTTCTCCATAAGAGTAGGCAACTTGAGAAGCTGGGTTTGCATTAGCAACAACTTTAGCTAATTTTACTAAATCTGATTTATTTAAACTCATTCTCTTCTATCCTCCCTCTTACGCAATTCTCATTACCTTTACGGCATCTTGACCGTCAGCTAATGTATAAATTTTTACTACTTGCCATACCATGTCAGTTGCGGCAGGTGTAGCTTTTTTCTCTAAAAATCCCTGTGCATTTGGAACTAATTTATCTCCAATAGCATATGTTTCCATTGTTACTTCTGCTTTTCCATCTGTGTTAGCAACTTTTAAGCAGTTTGTTGTATAAATATCTCCAATGTTTGTTTTAATAACTCTTGGAACCATTTGTCCTTTTAATGGACCTACTCCATTATGAGTAATTGTATCGCTACCTTTTGTATAATTTTCTTTTCTCATAGCGAAATCTTTATATGTTTCTCTCCAAGCGTCATCATATAATTTAACTTCGTTAAATACCATCATCCATTCACCGGCACCTGTAAAATCTACTACTCCAGCAGCATAGTCATATTTAACATATTGACCATTTTCAAGAATATCTATATCAGATTTTGCTGGTAATTGAGCATAAATTTGTGCAGTTCTTTGAGCTGATAAATGATTAGGTTCAACTTGACCAAAACCAATTCTTTTCATAGTTCTGAGTATCCTCCTTTATATTATTAATTTTCTTTTTTGTCTTTTTGTGTTTTTCTTAAAGCAGAAACCCACGCAGGTGTAGAACTCTCTTCTTCATGTAATGAATAAGTAACAACATCTTCTACATCTTTTTTATCATCTTTTGAAGCTTCCTCTTCATCATCTAAATTGAAATTAACTTTTTTACGAACACAAATTACAGATAATTTTGCTTCGATTTCATCTAAAGAATACTTAGCTTTATTAGCAATTACATCAGCTTTGTCTTCATCTGCTAACATATAAAAGCTATTAATTAAAGCATCTTTCTTTTCATTTTCAATTTGATTTTTAAATTCAACTAAAGATTGATATTGACTTTCTAATTCTGAATATTGAGTTTTTAATTCTTCATATTCTGATTCTAATAAAGAATATTTCTTTTCTTTATCTTCTTCATCATTTTCTTCTTCTTTATCTGAATTTTCTTCTTCTTTCTCATCATCGTCATCATCTTTCTTTTCAAAAGAAGAATTATCATTAGATTGAGCTTCTATAGATTCTTGATTTTCTGTTGAAATAGGTTGTTCATTTTTGTCATTTTCTTCTGTTACAACTTCATCAACAGCAGGTTCAGTAACTTCAGTTACTTCTTCAGTAGTTTCAACTACTACTTCTTCTTTATTATCTAAATCCATATTTGATTGTCCTCCTTCTAATGCAGACTTTAATTCTTGCATCATAGTATACAATGTTTTCTTAAAAGTATCATCTACTTTTGAGAATGAAGTGCTTACTTCTGGTGCAGTAACTCTTGCTCCTTCGAAACAAGGTTCTACATCATCACCCAAAATACATAATTTAGAAAATATTGCATCATTTATTATGAAAAAATCCATACCTGTTTTATTATTTGTTGACCAATGTCCATCTAAAGAATTTTCATCTAATTCCATAGATTGATTTTTACCATTATCGATAACAGATTGACATTCTTCATACTGCCCTGTCCATAAATATCCTGTAGCCATTAAATATTCTCTAATTGTAGTATTTCCAAAATCGTCAGTATCTTCAAATTTTTGAAACCAAACTTCTGAATCTGGAGCAACAAATCCATAAGGTTTTGTCATACAGTTAAATTTAACTCCTTCATCGTCAAATATAACTTGCTCTCCATGGTCAGCAAAGTCTTCTTTGTTTTCTTTGTAATAACCAACTATTGGGGCACCTCTAAGTGTTTTTGCCATATCACTTGCGACTTCTTTAGTGATATAACTGTGATTTCTATTTTCTCCAAGATATAAAACTTTTATTTCACAGCGTGACATTAAAGGATTAATATCTAACGGCTGTAAATTAATAAATTCTGGAGAATCTATCGTTGCTATAGATTGGTGCATGATATTCCTCCTTAATATAAGTCTCACTTAAAATCATAACTATATAATTTTAAATAAACGTTATTTATTTTCTTTTGTCCAAACTTTAATTTTGACTTTCTTTATTTTGTATTGTTTTAGTTGACTTTTCGTCGTCTGCTTTTTCAGGTCTTCCTCCCTGAGAGCCCTCGTCATCTGATGTTTTATTCTTATTAGTTAAATTTTGAATTGTATCTCCATTCATTGTGCTAGACATTAATGGTGGAATAAATACATTAACTAAATCTAATATATCATTTTCAAAATAAGCATTTGCTAAAATTGAACTTTGAGATTGGCCAAGAGCAATTTGTGGTAGCATTTTACTATAACCTAATTGAGTTTGTTCTTTGTATAATTTAGCCATTTCTTTATAATTATAAATAGTTGTAGTAAGTATTTGCGCCTTCAACTGAATTTTTTTAGGTGATTTATTAAAAGGTATTAATAAATCATTTAAAAATGCTTCAAATTGAATTAATAAATTATACATTGCAGCTTCATCATTTAAAATTGATTTTTCTAAGGCTATATTTCCATCTGTATTGAATTGCATTTGAGAAATACCTGCCTCATTAAATACTGTTCTTTCAATTTTTTGTAATTCATCTACTGTTGTAGTAGTGTTTTTATCTGCCATATCTGCAACATCTACATCTGCAAATGTAGTCAATACATCAATTCCTATTGCTTTTCCTAGCATCCTAACAGCATTATTATGTAACTCTTGAGCTTCATCAACATCAAATACTAAATCTCCATTTTTGTCCACAGGCATCTTTTGAATAATAATTTTAAGTAATTTTTGAGCCATCTTTTTCCTATCTAGTTCTTGCGCTGCATCTAAATCCATAATAGCTGGAATAACAGAAATAAGCATAGGAAAATCTTCTCCATTAATATTAAATTTAATCGTATTATTTACACTTAATAAATACCATCCAGAAGTATCTCCCGCAAATTGAGGTGGTAATTTTCCTTCTTTATATAGAATATACCCCTTTGCAAATTCTTTTGGAAATAATTTTAGCATTTTCATTTTAGAATTAGCATCTCTAAATTTATCATCAAACCATTTCATATTAAATTCAATAGCAGGACGACCATTTACACTAAATCTAGAACGGCAATAATTAGGTGACAACTCTTGAACTTGGACTTTGTCTCCATTTGAAATTATATAACCATAATAACAACCATTTCTTATTACTTTTAAAGCAACTTCACCAAAATAGCGTTTTACTTCAAAGTTATCTAAAAATGTAATAGCTTTATGAAAAGTATCTAATACTTTATCTTCTTTTACATTATCAGAATTAATATAAGGAGTTATCATTCAATCGTATCTATACATATAAGCCATGTATCTACACAATCTGTTGTAAATTCCACTTGTCTTATAGAAATAATTTGAGATCTCTCTCATCAATTCATAATTATTTCTATCTATTGCATCTAATATTGTCTTTTTGTCTGCTAGTCTAGGATTCTGTTTATGTAAAGAGCCCAAATCTAGAACAGCATCTTCTAAAGTCTTTGCGCCAACCTTGATTTTAGAAAAATCAATAGGCATATAAGTTTGAGAATAAACATCATCTTGGGTGTCAATAGCAAGGTCCATAGTAAAGCCTTTTTTCTTTATTTCTTCTTTTCTATTAATCATTTATTTTTTAGACACCTCTACTTTCTTGTATAATAGTAATATTAATCTCCACTTAATATATAATAAGCGTTCATAATATAATCGTAATCAATCTTTCCTTCATCATAATAAGGAATTGCTAATAAAATTATATTATGTTTTCGACAATATTCTCTCTTTTGCATATCATTAAATTGTTGTTTCCTTAGTCCTGAGGAACCCCCAAACTTACTTTTTGCTTCATAGTGTTGAATCCCTTGAAATTCAATTAAGAAATCTAAATCTCCATTATCATCAAAAATAGCGAAGTCAAAACGTAAAGGTCTGCCAGATGAACTTACTAAGTCAGGAAAAGAATATTCTTCTTGAAAACTTAATCCAGCTTTACTAAGCACATCTGCTATTTTTATCTCTCCACGACTTGCGCGCATATCTAACCTCCTCTATACACTAAGTCTTTTCTAAGAATATATTATTTTCATTTTAATCAAATATTTTGAATTTGCCCAACTATCCTAAGAAAAGAACACCATTTCTGAAATATTTCTTTTTTTCTTTTTCTTTTTTCTATCTTCTTCTTGTTTAATATAATATAGACCATATTCAAAAGCAGAAAACTTATCTTTTTTAATTCCTCTATTAGATTGTTTTAAAATAATATTTACACCTTCATTTTCTTCAACTAAATTTAACATTTGCTCTCTTAAAATAGTTGTTAATGTAAAAGGCTTTAATTGCTCTGCTCTTTTATCATTATCCATATTTTGTCCCGCCTTAGTTGACATTAATTTTATTTTTGCTTGGCCTTCGTCTATTAATAATTTAATTTTTCCACTGGCTAATTGAGTTTGAACATAAGTATGTGCTTCTGTGTTTATTGGGGCGTTAGCTTTTATTAAATATAAAGCATCATTTTCAACTTCTGGCCCTTTTATTTTTTTATATAATTCAAGAGTATCTTCTGAAGTTCCCCCTTCTACTCCGAATGGAGGTAATTCATCTCCAGTTTCAGGATCTATTTGACTTTTTGTCATAAAATCTACTAAACCTATACCTAAACCATTGGCATCAAGAGCAACAATTCTAGCTTTATATTTATAATATAACCTTTTTAAATTAATTGCTTGAACTTCAAAATCTTCTGCATCATATGTATAAATATTAACTAATGTTTTCAATGAAGCTCCTTGTACTTGCGGAGTTACTTTGAAAACACAAACCTCTGTCGTACATCCAATACGACCAACGTCTACTCCCAGAACATAATAAGCTGATTTACTACTTCTTCCACTATATTCATATTCTGGCTGCAACAATACTCTATGTTTATCAAATTTTTCTGCGCTAAAGAATGCATTTTCCGCATCTCCGCTTCACTCAGATTCATACTCACGCGCGAATGAACTATCGTTATATGTTCCATCTAATTTTAATTCTTCAATAAATGACTTCTTAAGTAACTTTTCCATAACTGGAACGCGCCATGTTCCTCCTAGAACGACGGCTTCCGCAGGTTCTATGATTTGTTGGATAAGTATCTGAATTAACTTCTCATAAGCAAATGAATTTTTCCATCCCGCAGTGGTAACATAAATTTGAGATTTATTAATAACTTCTTCTTCAATACGACTACCATCAGCAAGACGTCTATCTACGTTCATAGTAGGAATTATTACTTCGTTCAAAAGAGTTTGATCAATTAAAATACATTCCTCCATTAAACCGCCAGTTGCACGTTTACCTCTTGAAGATTGTTGTGCGGCAATAATATCTAATTTACTACCATTTTTAAATAGATATTCAAC